TCTTTTGACAATTGCTTGTATGTTGGATCACCTAACCAACCGCCAACAGTTCTTCTTGTTGCACCCAATACGCCTGTTGTAGGCAAATTAGATTGTGCAAGTTCTTCAGCAGTTTTAACAACTTCTTGAATATTCCTACGAGATGTAGGTAATTGACCTTGACGATCAACTAATGCAGTTCTATATGCGCTACCAACTTTTCGATCTTCTTCTTCGCTTGGTAAAGCAGCATAAGGCTGACCTGCTTGACGTACAGGATATTGCAAACGCAATTGCTGTTGGTCTGCAGGCATACCCATCTGACCTTGTTGAACACCCATAGGTTGACCTGCAGGTTGACCTGGCAAGTTTGCTCCTGAAAGAGTACCTGTGCCTGAAGTATACAAAGCAGGGCCTGAAGGTGTTTGTACCAATGATGGAGTTTGCAATGCGCCTTGACCTGTAGAACCAAGACCTTGACGTACTAAATTCTGCAATGCAGGAGCTACAGCTTTAGGATCTTTACCAACCAAAGCCATAAATGGTGATACAGCAGACAAAGCTTCTTCATCATTAAAGCCACGTTGCTTCAAATCAAAGAATGTACGAGAAAACTCTTGTGTCATTTGACGTGGATCTTGAGCTTGCGTAATGATAGGATTAGTTGCCAAAGCACCTGCAATTTCAATAGCAGCCTTATATTTATCACCTTGTAAACCAAATCTAGATTTTTCTGATTCAGCTTTAGCTTTTTGAATGTCAGATTCATAAAGTTCTTTTTCTTTAGAATACTGTTGCGCTCCACGTGCTAAATTGACCAAATCACCTAATGATTGACCTTCAGAAGCAGGGGCTTTTAAAAAACTTGTATCGTATGAAAGGTTTGGCATATTAATCCTTAGAATATTCCTAAATCAGCAAACTGTGATACATCACCACCTGTGAAACCACCGCCACCTGTTAACGCACCTAGGTCAGATCCGTAATTGATGCCATCTTGAGATGTGCCACCTAATAAAGAACCAAGAGAGCCTAAACCACCTAAAATGCCACCTGTATTAGTTCCTGTACCTGCAACATTACCTTTTTGATTTAATAAGCTAGATAAGAAATATTGATTTCCTAAGTTGCTTAATGCAGAAGCTTGAGCTTGGGCGGCAGCAGTATTAGCGGCAGCTTGAGCTTGAGCGGCAGACATACCCAATTGAGCTTGATTCTGTGCGGCAGAAGTGCTGATATTGGCTGTGTTAGTGCCAAGGTTAGTAGTAAGACCTGTTTGACCTTGTAAGCCTTGTGCGCCAAGACCTGCAATATTAGACAATGTGTTGTAAATATTGCTTCTTTGGTTTTGATAACGATTGAACGCATTTTGGTATTCTTGACTTGCCAAACCTTGTGTGTAGTCTTGCATACCTTTAAGAGCATTACCACCGATTAATCCACCTGCTTTGTTTGCAAGTGCATTAGTAGCCGCTTGACCTTGTTGTAAACGCCATGCGTATCCAGGATCAATACCTTGTTGGAAATCTTGAGCGTTAAATTGATGCGTTAAATAGTCAGGCATCAAAGCATTAATTTGATTTAATGCGCCATATCCTGTGTTTACATAAGGCTCATATTTTTGTCCTTGCGCTCCATATAAATCCTTGAGCATTTGGATATTTTGTTGGGCATTAGCACCAATATTTCCTGATTGAGAAGATGCAGCATTAGCTAAATCTGAGCCTGATTGCTTAATAGCGTTTGTTAATAAACCTGTACCTGCAATAGTTCCCAATGTTGGGCCTAGTAAACTAACGCCACCTGTATTTCCTGTAAGTGTATTTAACAGATTGCTTAAACCGCCTGAAGATCCACCACCACCAAGAATATTTCCTGCTGTAGTTGCAACTTTACCAATATTTGCAAGATCACCTAAAGTAGCCCCACCTAAAGCAGATCCCAATCCTGCTCCTGTTGCACCACCAAGATAACCACCTAAACCTGAAGCAGCATCACCTAAAGCACCAGTTCCTAAATAACCGCCTGCGCCTAAAGCACCTGCAGTATCTAATCCTGTACCTGCTAAAGAACCTGCATTTAATCCGAATCCTGTTGCACCTGAACCAACCGCACCAGTTCCTGCATCACCTAATGCCATGCTACCTAAATAATCAGTTCCTGCAGTTTCTCCTGTAGCAGCACCTAATGCACCTAAGCCATCAAATGCTCCTAATGCGCCACCTGTACCAAGTGCGCCAACCGTGTACCAACCGCCAGGAACTACGTTATTTACGGCATCATCAACCGCAGAGCCAATATCGCCAACGATGTCTGCTGCGCCACCAACAACATCTCCAACAACATTACCAATAGATTTTACTATTCCGCCCATAGTTTGCTTTCCACGATTGTATATTTCTCTCTAAATCCTAATCTTCGCCACAATCTAACTACTGAAGGTCTTGCTGTACCTTGAATTGTTGTCGCTCCATAAGACTTAACTATTTCACTTAATTGTCTATAAGTATCCTTATTGCTAATCAACTTACCGCCAATTGCTGTAATGAACGCTACCCGATCATTTGGATAATTTACAAACGATACAGTCAACGCCCCTTTTACCTCATTGTCATCGACAAAAACTATTAAAAGCCATTGCCCCGATGACAAATAAACCTTTACATTTTCAACGGAAAAATCACCGTTTGAATGTGCAACCGAATCAGATATATACTTTTCAACCTTAAGCCATGCTTGATTAACAAAATTTACGCCTATCGGTTTTAATTGCATATATCCCTCACTATATATTGCCTTTATTATCCTTTGATTTCAATGCCAATTCAAGGATTATAATAAGGGACTTTATACTGCCTTCCTTCAATAGTTACATTCATAAAACCAACAGGATTTGCAGGCAAAGTTGCTGATCCTGTATTAGCTGTAGAACTACTAGAAAAATTCAATAAATTAAGAAAAAACTGTTGCCAAGCACGAGTCGGTCTTTTTGTAGAAATATCTAAAAACTCAGACTGCGGATATGGGTTTTGCTGACTTGAGCCATAAATACCATTAGCCATTAGTTTTCTCCTTGACTAGCTTTTAGATTGCAAGAAACAATCACAGCGTTGACAGGATCAGTAACGACCACCTCAAATATGCGGTCACGTGACCAACCCAATCTGCGCCAAATAGCACGGTTTTGATATTTACCTTGTGCGCCAATGCTTGTCCAATGTTCATTTGACCATGTAGAACCACCGTCATTTGACCAACGTAACATGGCTTGAGGGTTTACCCCTACGTTTGTCTGAGAATTAGCGGCAGCGTTTCCTGCAATAGCTACGCCTGCAACGGCAACACCTGCAATAGCTGTTTGTCCTGGGTTTGTAGTTACCACAGGGCCATTCACAATACCTTGCAAACCTACGCCAGGCTGAAACTGAATCTGCAATTCATCAAAATATTGACGTTGCAAGTCTGTAACTAAATGGGGCGCACGTCTAACTCTACGAATTTCTTGACCATCATCTGTGTAATTTTGACGGTCTAATGAATAAATCTTGCCATTTTCCCAATCGCCAACCATGACTAAGCCTTGGAATACGGCAGAGCAATTACCACGATGTCTATGATATTGATTTTTGTTATCAATCCATAGCCATTTATGCCACATTTGAGTTGTTGAATCGTAAGCCCATGTAAGATCTAAGCTAGGGAATGAAACAACATAAATTTCGTGACCTTCAAGCTGATAAGTCCATGCAATTGCATCACCGATATATTGGTTTGCAAGAGTATTTTCTACAGCATGAGTTGAAATGCGTTGTGGTACATAGCCGTTCATTTGAACAATCATGCCTTGACCACGATTATTTCGTGATACATAAGCAAAACTATTGCCTAAACGAGCCATTGAGAACTTAGCAACAATACCGTGCTGAGTTGATGTACCTGGAATCCTTTGGAATGGGAATGGAAAAGAACCTACGTCAACCCATACTTCAGAGCTTGCTTCACCCAATAAATAAACTTCTCGATGGTCAACAATTAATGAAACCAAGTCATCAGGTGCGCCATCTTTAGATCCAAAACTTAATGCAGATGTCAATGGAGATAATAGGTCTGAAGCAGCCCATTCTTGGCTATTTGGTCTGTTATAAACAAAATAGTTATCCACAGTATCAACAGTTTCACCGCCTGTAAACGCTCCATCTGTATCAGGAATAACTGAAAAGTTAAGCGCATACATGGTTTCTGCAGTACCAATAGTATGTGATTCGCTTAATGTGTAAGTTCCTGTATTGGAGTCATAAGCAGTAATAACTGTACCTAGGGTAATTCCTGCGCCTTGTAAGGTTTGCCCTACATAAAGCTGTGGTGGAGAACCGCTTGTAATAGTAAGCGTAGTACCTGAAATTGTGCCTTGGAATGTTGCTCCTGCAGCAGCAGAGTTCATGTTACGACTAGATTTAGTCTGACTGCGGTTTACTGTATAAGTGCCAACACCGCCTGTACCACCAACTAAAGCTGTAATAACTGTTTCCTGAAGCACATCTAAACCAAATAATTGCTGACCAACAGCAATAGTTCCGCTTGTTACTTGGCTAACAGTTAAAGTTGTTCCGCTAATAGAGCCTTTAAAAATAGCTGTTGCAGGGTTAGAAATACGCCATGTGTAACGGTAAGCACCGTCAACAATCATTACGTTTAAGCCATTATCTGCAATGCCTACACGACCTGTGGCTGTATTAAGTTGCCCAACTAAACTTGGTGTTAAGTTAGATGAAAGCACATAAACATAAGGGCCACAAACAACGACCATTTGATCACCGCCTGAAACGGTGTGCATACCACGAACTTCTTGTTGGTTTTGTAATAAAGCTTGAAGTTTTAATCCTGGCGTAGGGTATAAAGCAACTACACCTCTTGTGCCAGGCTGTTTTAATGGGTCAATTTCAGGGAAGAAATTGATACACTCCTGAGCATCTTGATAAATGCTAGGAGCTTCATAGGAAGGGCCTACAAAACCGAAATCGGGCATGATTTATTATAGCCAAACTGTTGCAGGTTTAGTTGGAAATGTTGCATCAAAAGTCGGATTTAAAGCAATAGCTCTTAAAGCATCACGATAAGCCAAAATTTCTGAAATGTTACTAATTTTGTTTGCAGTATTTGGCAAATCATAAAAGTCTGATTCGCTTAATAATTTAGCAGCTTTTTTCTTGTTTGCTTCTGTTTTCTGTGCGTTTACAGCATCAATAGCTTCTTGATCCATGTCGGTAACTTTATGTTTTGTGTACCATTGACCATCAATTTGTTCTGCACCATCACGACTAACAACTTGATATTCTGTGGCTGTTGGATATGGGCCATCAAATACAACGTCTGAATCTAATTCGTTAAGAATCTCAGTTGTAGTTAAACCCCATGTTGGGCCACCGTTAGCCTTTTGATAAGCACGAAACTCATCTTCAAGCATTGTTTGACCGTTTAAACGTAATCTGATTTCCATGATTTTCCTTTTTTAAGTCTAGGCCACAGCCATGTAGATGTAAGAAGCACCGTTCACATTGACTGTAGCTGATGCGTTTGTTGTTAATGTAAAGCCTGTTGATGCAGCGTAGCAACCATTATCGCCTGTTACCTCAGCAGCAGTTGAATTCATTAATAAATATGGACTAGATGAACTTGTAAAGCCACGAGCTGTATCAAATACATACCAACTACCTGTGCTATCAGTACGCTTAATCATTACCCATCTTGCGCCACTAGCGCCAAATCCTGCGTTAATAGTCTGAGTAACTGTGCCTGTGCCTGTGTATGAACCTACTTTAGATACTCCCGCTACTGTTGCAAATAGATATGCTACAAAAGTTCTTCCTGAGCCGTTTGTGTTAGCAAAATTTCCAACAGAAAAAGAAGATGCAGTCGGTGTTGTGCTATTCCAAACATTAGAATTAGGCCCGCTAGTGGCGGCACTGGCGTTTAAATTTTGATAATAAGTGTTTCCTAAAGCAGAATGATAAACAATCCAGTTTGTAAATGCAGTTCCTCTACTTTTAACAATCATCATTTCAGGAGCAACAGTCAAATTATGTGTTTGTGTTGTAGCACTTCCTGTTCCTGTATAGCAAACCTCATCAAAGAATGTAGCTGCTCTGCGGAACATCCAAGAACGCAAAGTTGAAGATACTGCTGATGAATTTCTCCATCCATCTTGATAATCCATTGTGTATGTTGTAACTGTAGCATCTTCAGCCGAAGTATCGGATGATGTTATATATGGAACACCTCTTAACCTATCAATCCACCTAAAACCAGTTGTTGTAGCTGATTGGTCTTTTTGTAGAGCTAAACTTACAGGAAATGCAGAATGAAATCCTGG